TATTAATTGTATATTTGCTTGAATTTCTAAATTAAAATAATACATATCGGATGTCAAAGTAGTATTTGTAGAAATTGTTACAGAACCATCAGAACCAGACCCATAGATAGGGTCTGGAGCATCAATGAATGATGCAAAAGCATTGGCTGCTGGATATTTTATAAAACCTGTCATTATGTTTCCTCAATTCCAAATACAGCAATATTGATTGCGGTATTTGAACTGCACAGTGCAGTTATTTGATCAGAGTTTGTATTATTTGCCGTTGATCCATTGTTATTCAAAACCATTGAGCAGTTAAAAGTGACGGTTTCATTTGCAGCAACAGACAGTGCACTCAATATATCATGAGTATTGGCTTCAGCAACATTTGCTGGTTTTAAACGAACGGTAACTGTTTTTGCACTATTGGTTGTGTTTGTTAAAATAATTTGTTTAATAATTGATGTTGTGCTTTGGGGAACAGTATAAATTACGGAAGAGGCTGTTGTTAACTGAGTTGGGCTTGAAGCCCCAGAGAGTCTTTTTTGTGTTAAAGCCACTACAAAACCTCCATATATAGTCTAATTAAGATATTCCGATTTTCCTGAGAGGAATTACCACCGCCAGAAGAAGAAAATTCCACTACAGCATTGGAAGAGTTTTTATAAAAAATTTTTCCATCTGCATAATTAATAGCAAGTTCGCCATGTTCTAGCGAGGCTGGAACATTTGAAGATGTGCCACTATTTTTAAGCTTTATAGTATTGGGCACCTCGGCCTCCTATCAGAATGTGCCACCATCAATTGTAGCAGTATTGGCTGCTAAATTAGCCAGCTGAGCACTATGCGCTTGAACATCAGTTCCAATTACAAGACCAAGGTTGGTTCTCGCTGTTGCTGTATCAGTGGCTCCTGTTCCGCCATGGGCAACAGCAATGGCAGTTGCTTGCCAAGTTCCCGTTGCAATTGTGCCTAAAGAGGTAAGACTTGAACCCGTTATCCCCGAACCCAGTGTTGAGCTACTTAGGACAGATGTACCATTGATATAAAAAGCCTTTCCACTTGCAAGATTTAAATGCTCTGAGGATGTCCAGGCATCTGTAGAATCAACCCAGTTAAAAGTTTTGTTGGAGGCACCCAGAACGGTGATGCCAGCACCATCTGCTGTTGTATCATCTGGCGCTGCAACATTGGCAAGAACAACATTTTTATCCTCAACAGTAAGTGTTGCAGTATTTAGTGTTGTTGTATTGCCTTGAACAACCAAATCACCGGTAACGGTCAAATCACCAGGAGTTGTAATATTGGGAGCTAATGATATTGTATTCCCAGCAACTGCAATTTGATTTGCTGTTCCACTTATTACAACTGTTGCATTAGTAATAGCGTTATCAACATAAAGTTTTGTAGTGGCGTGTGTATCAGCAGTTGGCGTAGGAACAATAGTGATTCCAGTAAATGTTTTATTGCCAGTTACAGTTTGAACACTGGACAAAGTAAGGTATGCACCAGCACCACCAATTGCTTCTACGCTTGTAGCAGCCCCGCCTGCGCCTCCTGTGCCTTTGCCATAATAAAGAACATCATTAACTTCATTATATGCAATTTCTGCATTTTCTAAAGAAGATGGCGCACCCGATGCTCCAGAAGACCTTCTTTTAATTCTAATGGTATTTGCCATATTAGTAATTTCCTCCATCTAGTAATGTATTTGCGATGGAATGAACATGGTCAGTCCTCGCAGCAATATTTAAAACCCCAACAGATGCCACTCTCGCAATATCTTCTGGGGCTGTTGTCGCATATGATGCATTTGCCAAGTTAATTGTAGCAGGAACGGTGTTAATAACACTTACATCATTTGTTTGGATTGTTATTGATGTTACATCGCTATTAGAAACAGTAAGTTGTGTGATGTCCCCAGTTTTGACAGTTAAATTTGTTATTTCCGCAGACATTACGAAACATCCGGGCTAACCGTCACCTTCCCTTGCAACAAGGTGGTGACCACGCTTCCATTGGTTTGTTGTAAATCATAAACATAAATACCTGGCCTAATATTTGCAGAGTTTGCTGATGTCATTGTAAAAGTAAGGGTGCCGTTTGCATTATCTGTTTTAGACACATCAAAAATTGCTGTATTTGAGGTGGCATGGACAGATGTTTTCATAGATGCGACAAAAGACATTGCCGAAATATTAATATTGGCATTTGCCGAATCTTTTAAACGAACCTCATGAACATAAGTGTCGCCTCGATGTATTGCAATATTTTTTTCCGCCGCCATCTAGCAATCGCACTCCTCACAGCCACATTCGCAGCACTCGGTGCATTCACAGCCACATCCACAATCTTTTGTTCTAGACATACCGACCTCGTTACTGACCGGGCTTTGGTAATGCTTTCCACGCTGCTTCCATTTTTGCAGCGTCCTTGGCAAATTCTTGTTCAAGTTCAATGTGAATCCACTTGCCACCAAATGAGCCAGCATTATCTTTTTCGTTATAAACTTTTACGCCCTTGGCCCCCTCCCCACGCGAGCAACGAAAACCTCTTCCATAACCAACCTTTTTGTCAGATTTGTCGGCATCGTATGCGTAGTCATGAATCTCAACAATGCCGAGCTCCTTTGCATACTTCAGGAACCAATCCCACATCTCAACGCCAACCTTGCGGTCTGTGTATCCGATGTCCGCAGCTGCCCCAGTGGCATGAACCGACAGGTACTTCTCCATGCCCGGGTCACCAATTTTCTTTCCTTCTGTATGCTTATTCCTCATAAGACGGGCCGAGTAGATGCCCATATTGGTTGCTTTCCATCTGCGACCACATGCGGCAACAAACCACTCGGTTCCCGCGCCAGCTTTTTTGCCGTCAAATGATGGGTAATAAGGATACTTACGAGGCATCACTTAGACCCTTTACCAAAAGCAACATCTTTTGGATTTACATATCTCACCAAGACTGGCAGGGTAGCGGCCCAAAGTGCATTAAGGGCAGCCTTGGGATCGCCAGTTGAAGCATATACAGCTACAGCAGCGCCAAGAACGCTTCTTGCGTAAGAGGCAATAATAGCCTTGTTTTGTTCAGATAATTTAATCATAAAAACCTCCTATATGATATATAGACATTATAGCCTATTCAGAATCTGCATGGTTAGTCTTAGCTTTGCTAAAAATGGCTTGAATTTCACTTTGATCAAGTTTGCCATCATCTAAGAAAGCGTTTGCCAAACCCTCAACGACCTTGGCAACCCCTCCAATTCCTGCCATCAAACATGCTTTCCAAAGATCAACACCAGCAATGGCACCGGCTCCGATAACGCCTAATCCAGACGCTCCAAAGACAGCTAAAATTCTTAATAACACATTTCTTGTATTAGACATAATTTCTCCTATTCATCATTACTAAGCATTACGCTTATGTAATGAACCAAAAAAGCAACAGATGTTGCAATTAAGGTAATCTTTCTAGTATCCCCAGAAAGTGTTGCAAAAACAATAATAGTGCTAGATATTGTAAATGCAAGAGCAGCGGTTTCTTTGCTGAACTTTTTAATAAAATTCCATATACTGAATTTTTTCATTCCATCCTCCGTGTATTTATAAATACTATTTGTGGTGTAACTTTCATCATCACCATTTGGCCCCTCAATCTCGGGAGCCTCCTCATCCTCCTCTTCCCCCTCCTCTTCTTTTTTAAAAGCAGAATTGCTGTCTGATGGCTTGGGGGAGTTTAAACCTCCGCCAGAACCTCCTGAGCGTGGTTCTGGGCCTCTGACGGGGGCTGCGGCTGCTGCGGTGGCAATGCTTGCTATAGCAAGAAGAGTCCTTCTTTCTTTAACTGGAATTGCCGACCCTGTTGGTACATAATCATCAAAACCATCTGCATAAATGTTTATTTCTTCTTCAAAAGCTTCTCTGACTTCTGCCGGGGCATCCTGAACAGCTTCAATAATTTGAGTTTTTTCTTCTTCTGTTATATCTGAAGTATCAATTGATTGAAAAACCTGTGTGGCTTGTTCTTGCGTTATTTCTTGCAAAACATCTTTATTTGTAGCCAAATCAACAGCTTCTTCTGTTGTTATAGTTTCTGTAATTTCAGGAATAGTTGTCGTTGTTGGTATTGTTGTTGGGATTGGTAGTGTTGTTGTTGTTGTCGTTGTACTTGACAATGTTGTTGTCGTTAAACTTGGTGTAATAATCAGTGTAGTGGTAGTGTTTGGAATAGTCGTTGTGGAGGTTGTTGTAGATGTTGTCGTGGTTTGTTGCACCGTGGTTTCTGGTACCGTGGTTGTTTGCTCTACCGTGCTTGACGATAACAATATTGTTGTACTGGTGGTTTGAGGAATAGTAGTAGTCGTTGTAGTTGTTGTAGTGGGCGGAGTAGGGTCAATCACCACGGCATCAACAGTTGCCTGGGGTCCGTACATACAGGACCCAGCACCCTCTCCGACGCATGGGGCTGTCCCTGCCTGAATCTTAAATCTCACTGGTCCGTATCCAGTTGTTCCAGGCCACATCCATGGGCCGAGGCTGTATGAAGTATTTACGGCGTATGTCCACACCCCCCAACCACCAGCTTCTACCCCATCAACCAGGTCATGAAACAAAATGTTGTACATATATGGGGCAGTGTTGCTTGGTGTTGGGGCGTTCCAACTCAAAACAACATTTCCATCGTTGTCTGCTACCGCTGTGAGATTTTGAACAGAGTTAAAGTATGGCGCTATCGTTGTGGTTGTAGTACTGGTAGTAGTCGTGGTTGGCGCAACGACAGTCTTCGTAAAAGCAGAGGCGGGAACCACCTGCCATCCCGAACCTATATCCCAGTAGAGAGTCGTATTGGCTCCGCCACCATTTTCGTAATACCAATATGTGATTGGCTTGGAAACTCCAGCGCTAAAAGAAACGTACTGTGACGGGTTGCCCCAGCCGCCCTTGTCAACCCAGTTGTTGTCTATCAAAACATTATCTATATAGAGTTTGGTTCCGTCATCCGCAGCAGGCAAGAACCTGAACGAGCCTGTCACGGGCAGGGTTATGTGACCTTCATACTTAACAATAAAGTCTTCGGACAGGTTGAACAGCGGTGCACTGTCAAAGTTTTGATTAATCTGAGTGAGGGTGGTGGTTCCAACGACCGGACGACCGGTGACCGTGGGGAGTGGAGGCGAATTGTTGTAGCCAAAATTGTTGTAAACGGTTACAGTAAGTCCTGGTTCGGCTTGGGCAGAGGCAAAAAAAAATGGGAAAAAAACAGATGTAAAGCAAGCAACAATTAAAGGCATTAATTTTCTTTTTAATCCAATCACACATTTATTTTATATGATCTTGAATTAAATAGAAAATGTATTAAACGAACTCAACTCCACTAATGATATAAGTTATATTTGCAACATTGGCACTTACATATATTGATGATGAAGCGTTCATCACAATAGATGCATCATAAGAAATTGTTTCATTGCCAGCAACTGTAAAATTAGACATAATTTTATTGTTAGCAGCCGCTGCCCCTCCTGAGGGAACTATGTGAACATTGCATAGAATAGTTGACGATCCGGTATTGCAAATATTGATATTTCTTACAATAGAGTACGATCCGGTATTGGCGCTTACAGTGTATACATTTGAACCACTGTCGCTTCCTATATATAAATTTTTAGGCGTTAAATTTGGCATTATATCCCCATCAAAGAAATTATAGCATTATCGTTTGTTGCAGTATTCATATACTGAACCGTTGTCGCATCCAACACATGATCAACTAAATCTCCACTTGAATGAGAGCTGGCCGTAGTGCCATCATACCCCCGCTGTTGAACAGTAAAGGTGTCGGTTGTTCTAGAGGAACACAGAACCTTTTCTTCCCCAGCTGTGCCCTTGCCAATAACAATAACAAATGGATTTCCAGAACCCCCATTAGGGAATGTTGATCCGTCTATTACAGAAAAAGAGTTGGCTGTATTTGATATATTTGCGGCTAATTGTGTTTTTAACACTCCGCCATTAAACTCTCTTCTAAGCATAACGACTCCTGTTAATCAATTGTGATGTCAAGATCTCCGGTTGCAATTCGCAAAATATCACCGCTATCAATCGTTTTGTTTGCGGTAAGTCCGCCGTAGACTAATAGATTTCCAGATGTAAGGGCATCAAAAACGCCAACGGCAACAACAGTGCAGGCAGGCATCCCGTTGAAATCAACATTGGAATCATTACTGGTTGCTCCACCTGATGCTACTGTGAAAGTCACAGTTTTACGCACATAGGAGCCACCAGCAACCTCTGTACCGCCTCCAGCATCGGTTGGAGCAACAGTGTACAGGGCTAAATAAACAGGGGTTGGCATTGTATAAGATGTCGTTCCTAATATATGATCTAAAATTTTATTTTCTAAATAATTAGATAAATTTCCTGCCATTTTAATCCTCCTTAGAAGCTAAATATTCTTCTAATTCCAACTGATCCGGTCTTCTAAAATTATCCAAAGAAAGCAAAAGTTCCGCTTGTTCTGGTGTTACCGCCTGTAGCGGATTATCTCTTGTGAATCTTAAATTACCTGAATTATAGGCAATTCCGCTTTCAAAAAAAACATAAACTTTATCTTCTGATACTGTTGAAGTTTCTTTTTCTGCTTCTACTTTTTTAACTGCAGCTTTTTTTGGAACAGCTTTTTTTGCCGGTTTCTTTTTTGGGTCTTCGGCATCTAACGAAGATGATGTAACAACATTGTCAGTCATAGAAAATATCTTATCACACTTCTATATTAAATGCGAAAAAGGGGAGGGGTAATTCCCTCCCCTTTTTGCTAAATTGTATATCAGAGCGTTCTAAGCTTGATGTTCTTGCCAATCACATATGATTCAGCATTCTCAATGTTGCTTGCAACCCTCATATATTGGGTGTACTCAATCGTGTCAGTCTTTGGCTTAAATTGGCGATAGACTGTAATGTCACGGTTAATACCAATAATCCTGTTGTTCGGGAATGTTAAT